GGCTGCTACACCATGTTGCCGGGCAACGAGGGAGACCGTCATCCCCGGTTCAAAGCTCTGCTGAACAATTGCGATCTTTTCCTGTGTGGTACGCCGTCTGCGTTTCTCCGGCCCTAAGACATCAATCATCTGTTCTCCAATGACTAGTCTAAAAACTAGTATTAAGACTATCACTTATTTAAGTGATATTGGTTGTCTGGAGATTCAGGGGGCCAGTCTATGTTCCATTACATCCTGCGGATGCTCTTCGAACTCTTCAAATTCTTCTTCCATATCTCACCTCAAATAAGTGGTTTGCTGCCTAATTTCATTTTCTGGCGACCAACACAAGTCACCTCGCCGTCAGTTGTTTTGATTTCCGGTAGCCTGCCGCGTAAATGGCTACGTTTGGAAGACATACACCAGTTTCTGGTTGCTTATGTCCAAACTCATTCGCGTACACAATGGCCGCTCGCTCCAGATTGCGTCTGTATTCTTTCTGTTGCCAGATCACGTCCTGTGCCATGAACTTAATTGGCTTAGCGTCTTCTATGCGCTCAGGCGTTTCGTGAGTACCTTTAGCCTGAATCTGTGCCCGACTGAGGGTAGGGCGATGAAGTTTCTCTGAACTGATAACCTCTTCACGAGCTTCAACACCCTGTGCAATGGCTTGCGCCTTTAAACGTTCACGGCGACGAGCTGCTGATGAACCTTTGAAAGCTGTTCTGCGTGTCATGGTGACCTCCTGATGAACTTTGGTGATGTGGGCGGTAACCAGCCGCACAAGTCAGGGCCATCTTCACGTTTTACCCTTTCTCGCTTGCCACATCCCAAAGTTCACTTTGGTTATCGCGCTTTGTCAGCGCCGTAGATTCATATTCGAATCGTTGTATATTCACCGACCTGGTGAGTAGTGCGTCCTGCTGATGTGTTTAGTATCACCGCTAGTGGTATTTATGTCAACACCGCTAGAGATAATTCATCACCGCAGATGGTTATCTGTATGTTTTTTATATGAATTTATTTTTTGCAGGGGTGCATTGTTTGGTAGGTGAGAGATCTGAATTGCTATGTTTAGTGAGTTGTATCTATTAATTTTCAAATAAATACAATTGGTTATGTGTTTTTTTGGGGGGGTTAGGCAAAGAAAACCCGGCGCTGAGGCCGGGTTCTTGCTTAAAGAATACTTGCCAGATACTTAAGTTGTCTTTGATATCGAGTAACCGACTGGTTAACTTGTAACCTTTTCCCTTCACTTACTGTATGGAAGCGACCAACTTTTAGCTGTGATATTGGTATGCTTTCAGCCCCACTAATTTGCCCGCTTGATACAAAATCATCTGTAACCACAATTGCTTTGCTAACATCTTCATCGGCAAAGAGATGACTGTATTTTTCAGCGATTTTTACAGCTCTCTCTATGTACATTTGAGATGCGCGACCTGGTGTTGATGATTTACGGCTTTTTGAACCAGCCATTGTCATTACGATCGCTGCTACTTTTGGAGCCCCAAGCCCACCCGCACGCTCATTCCATAATACAAAATCTTTTGATTTATTTGCCAGCATTTCCATTGTGAGATGAAGTGACTCAATTGAGTGTTCATCTACGCGTACAGGGATAATCAATGCCTCAGACGCGCACCATGCTAGGTGTGTTCCTCCAGCATAGAAAGGGCTTGTATCCATCAATAAAATTTCGCATTTTTTGTCTTTCGCTTCATCGTTCATTATTGCGCGAAGAGAATTTAATAGTGTTGATACTGCTTTTGGTTCTCCGCGAGATAGCGCTACTTGTAGTTGTTGATACATGCTTGATGGGAAAGCGAATAGCTCAGGATCACCTGGAATCGCATAACATGCCTTACCACCTTTAAAATCTGGGCAGAAATTACTTACTCGATATGAAATATCTTCTGGCTGCTCACCAAAAGCTGGACCCAGCATTTTTGGTGTCAGTGCATTAGCTATTGTTACAACCGGTTTTTCACCACGCAATAGTGTCTCCGTTAAATTACATTGCGGGCATAAGTCAGCCACTAATACGGAGTTACGTCGTGACAGCTCATAGGCGAGGTTGAATGTCATCGTGGACTTACCAACACCACCGCGCAGATTGGAAACTGCATAACTTTTGAATTTTGGCCCGCCATCTACGACGTAACCTTCCTCAACAACTTGTGCATAGCGTGCCATTACTGACTCAACTACAGTGCTCATATGAATTCCTCCTTTAAATTTTGAATATTAAAGCACCACAATGATGCAGGAGCAATAAAAAAGCGCAGGAGAATGTAAAATTAGCAGGTGAATTAAAAATGCGCAGGAGATGTGATGTTTTGCAGGTTGACTGAACAAATGCTGATGTATACCTCGTTTGTAGATAGGTATGTTAATTGCTATATAACATGCTTATGTTATTGATATTTATATATATTAATCATAAAAAAAGGCCGCACTTCTGTGCGACCTTTCATCATCCAAACGTCTCTTCAGGCCACTGGCTGGCGATAACTTTCCCCACAACGGAACAACTCTCATTGCATGGGATCATTGGGTATTGCGGGTTTAGTGGTTGTAGGAACACCTGACCGCTATCCCTGATCAGTTTCTTGAAGGTAAACTCATCACCTCCAAGTCTGGCTATGCAGAAATCACCTGGCTCAACAGCCTGCTCAGGGTCAACAAGAATTAACATTCCGTCAGGAAAGCTTGGCTTGTAGCCTGTTGGTGCGGTCATGGAATTACCTTCAACCTCAAGCCAGAATGCAGAATCACTGGCTTTTTTGGTTGTGCTTACCCATTTCTCCGCATCGCCTTTGGTAAAGGTTCTAAGCTCAGGCGAGAACATCCCGGCTTGAACATGAGAAAAAACAGGGTACTCATACTCACTTCTAAGTGACGGCTGCATACTAACCGCTTCATACATCTCGTAGATTTCTCTGGCGATTGAAGGGCTAAATTCTTCAACGCTAACGTTGAGAATTTTTGCAAGCAATGCGGCGTTATAAGCATTTAATGCATTGATGCCATTAAATAAAGCACCAACACCTGACTGCCCCATCCCCATCTTGTCTGCGACAGATTCCTGGGATAAGCCAAGCTCATTTTTCTTTTTTTCATAAATAGCTTTAAGGCGACGTGCGTCCTCAAGCTGCTCTTGTGTTAACGGTTTCTTTTTTGCGCTCATGCATTAAATCTATCACCGCAAGGGATAAACTTCTAACACCGTGCGTGTTGACTATTTTACCTCTAGCGGTGATAATGATTACCTGTACTAAGGAGGTTGTATGGAACAACGCATAACCCTGAAAGATTATGCAATACGCTTTGGGCAAACCAAGACGGCTAAAGATCTCGGCGTATATCAAAGCGCGATTAACAAGGCCATTCATGCAGGCCGAAAGATTTTTTTAACTATAAACGCTGATGGAAGCGTTTATGCGGAAGAAATAAAGCCCTTCCCAAGTAACAAAAAAACAGCTGCATAAGTAACACCGTTCTTTTCACAATGGACATTCGTCCTACGTCGCTGACAAAGCGAGCCCCAAGATATCTGACCAACTAAGGCCATATGCGTTTCAACGCATACCTTTCAACTAACTATTCACTATTGGAAAATTAACAAATGACACAAGCAAGTTACAGCAAGCCAACACAGCGAGAAATTGATCGCGCAGAAACTGATTTACTCATCAACCTGTCAACGCTTACCCAGCGCGGTCTGGCAAAGATGATTGGCTGTCATGAATCGAAGATAAGCAGAACGGACTGGAGATTTATTGCTTCGGTCTTGTGTGCTTTCGGAATGGCATCAGACATCAGTCCGATTAGCAGGGCTTTTAAGTATGCGCTTGATGAAATCACAAAGAAAAAATCCCCGGCCGCCACCGAGGATTTTAAGCAAATTGATATGCAATTCTGAGGTCATTACTGGATCAATCCACAGGAGTAATTATGACAAAACAACTCAGTCCTTACCAGGACAAAATTCACAAACACATACTACGTGATCGCTTCCTGTCCAGCTTCAAGCAGCCTGGTCGATTCCGGGCTGAGTTGGAAAAAGTGAAGCTGATGCAGAAGGAGAAAGGTCATGAGTAATCTTGCAACCGTAACACATTTAAGGCCTTCACAACGGCCTGTGGAGCGTCGTGTGGCAGAAGTTGAAGATGGTTATACCCGTCTTGCAAATGCCCTGTATGAAGAGCTTATCGGCGCAGATTTAACAAAAAATCAGAGTAAGGTTGCCCACGCCATATGCCGTAAAACATACGGATACGGTAAAAAGATGGATCGCATCTCTGATAGTCAGTTAGCTCAAATTACCAGGCTGCCAAGACAGAAGGTAAACAAGGCCAAGAATGAGCTTATCGCGATGAAGGTAATCCTTCGCGAAGGCCAGCAAATCGGGCCTAACAAGAACATCGAGGAATGGCAAATCGAAGGGTGTCACTACTCTGGTGATAATGTCACTGCATTGGTGACAAAAAGTGTCACCAAAACGGTGACAGCGCTGTCACCAAAACAGGGACACACAAAAGAAACTATTACAAAAGAAAAAAGAAATAATAAAAACACTATGTCCGAAAGTGTTCGGACGGAGTGTGAAAAATCATCTGACCGTCACGAAGAAACCGACAAGGCATTCGAGGAAATATTCTGGTGTGCAGGCATGCGGAAAGCCGGGAAAAAAAACGCAGCTTCGGCATTCAGAACACAGTTCAGGGAATGGCGTAAAACTACCAGGGGTACGGCAAGCGAGTTTGCCACGATGCTGGCAGAAGACATCGCATGCAGGAATGGTAAGCAGTTCGGATTCGACAGGTTGTTACCATCGAGCTACTTGAACGGTCAGCGCTGGAACGACGAAAAGCCAGAAACCATTCAACCACAATCCAAACCATCATCCGCAATCACCGTATCGAAAACTGGCTACGTGTTTTTCGACAGGTGAACCATGAAATCAAAAATCAAATCGCTACTGGTCGCTGGTTATAACCACGGCTGGTTAAGTATTTCGTTTGTCGATTTCTGGTTTAAAAATCTCAATCTGAGGGAATCATGAGGCCAAGTGAACTTAGCGACCTGCTTTGGGCGCAGGTTGACAGGGTGGCTCCGCACCTGTTGCCAAATGGCAAGAAAGAGGGGCATGAGTGGGTTGCCGGTAACGTCAACGGTGACAAGGGAAACAGCCTTAAGGTCAACCTTAGCGGCAAGAAAAAATGGGCTGATTTCGCTGAGGGAGACGGCGGTGACATGCTTGATTTGTGGATGGCATGTCGTGGAATTAACCTGCATCAGGCTATGCAGGAAGCGAAAGCATTTCTCGGTATCAAGGATGACGATCACCATTTCGATGCCAGACGTGAGAAGAAATTCTCCAGACCTGATCGCAAGAAAATCGCCCGCTACGTTACCAGAACAGAATCCCATCTTGAGTACCTGCAATCGCGTGGCATATCGCCAGAAGTCGTAAAGCGCTACGAGGTTGTCAGCGGCAAGGTGTGGAATGGAGAACGAGAACTGGATGCTCTGGTGCTTCCGTACAAACGCGATGGTGAGTTGTTGCAGGTCAAGCGAATCAGCACTGAGCGCCCGGACGGGAAGAAAGTCATTATGGCAGAAGGTGATTGCGAACCTTGTCTGTTCGGATGGCAGGCTCTGGACGCTGGCGTGAGGGCGGTTGTGCTTTGCGAAGGCGAAATTGATTGTATGAGCTATGCGCAATACGGCATCTCGGCATTATCCGTGCCGTTTGGTGGAGGGAAAGGCGCTAAGCAACAGTGGATTGAGTTTGAGTATCACAACCTCGACAGGTTTGAGGAAATATTCATCTCGATGGACGTTGATGATGTTGGTCGTGAAGCCGCAAGGGAAATCGCAAGCCGACTCGGTGAACATCGTTGCCGTCTTGTTACTCTGCCGTACAAAGACATCAACGAATGCCTGATGAACGGTGTTACCGATGATGAAATCTGGCAGTACATCGGCACGGCATCCTACTTCGATCCTGAAGAACTCTACAGCGCGCGAGAGTTTTACCAGGACACTATCAACGCTTTCTACGGCAAGCAGCAGTATCTGTTTAATCCACCGTGGGAATCTCTGGCAGATAAATTCCAGTTCCGTGAGGCCGAGTTGACGCTGGTCAATGGTGTGAACGGTCACGGAAAAACGGAGGTTGTCGGGCATATGGCACTTGAGGCAATGCGTCAGGGTGTGAAGACGTGCATCGCGTCACTTGAGCTGAAGCCAGGCATTCTCCTTAAGCGACTTACCCGTCAGGCGACGTGCTGCAAGATGCCGCCAGTGCTGGAAATTGACTCTGCATTTAAATTTTATGACGAAAGACTTTGGGTGTTTGGCCTGACCGGAACGGCGAAAGCCGACAGGCTGATCGAAATATTCGACTACGCTCGCCGCCGATACGGCATCCAGTTATTCATCATCGACAGCCTGATGAAATGTGGCATAGGCGACGATGACTATAACGGGCAGAAGGCGTTTGTTGACTCGATTTGCGACTTCAAAAACAAAACAAACTCCCACGTCATTCTCGTTACTCACTCGCGAAAAGGAGACAGCGAAGAAAAACCAACCGGGAAAATGGACGTAAAAGGCTCTGGAGCGATAACAGACCTGACAGACAACCTTTTTATCATCTGGCGTAACAAGGCTCGCGAGAGAGCGTTACAGAGAGTTCAGAGTGGTGAAAAGATGTCAGAGAAGGACGAACAGCTACTGGCGTCTCCTGCATCTGTTTTGATGCTTGAAAAACAACGTAACGGCGAAGGTTGGGAAGGTGGTGTCCCGTTGTTCCTTGACGAGCAATCGCACCAGTTCCTGCAACTTGAATCAGGATCGCCATATAGCTACATCGCCAATATGCCGAAATCGGAATATGACGAGGCGTGGCGACAGGAAAACGTGACGGAGTATTAAATGACCATCTACATCACTGAGTTAATAGCAGGCCTGCTGGTAATCGCAGGCCTTTTTATTTGGTGGAGAGTAATTGGAGGATTTAAGAAATGAGTACGATAGCTGAGCTTGTCAGGGCTAATTTTCGTGAAGAGTTGGTGCGTTGGTATCGGTATCGTTCATCGTCAAGTTTGCCGCTTGATGAGTTGTATGAGCATTCACCAGCCGCACGACGCTATCCGCGTGACCGTGTTCTTCGGCGGTTGTTCAGACTCAACAATGAGTTTCAGCGCAACAGAATTATCCGGAGTCTGGATTTAAAGTGAAGGAGTGAGCATGAGCGACCTATCATTAACCCAGCCAAAGCTAAAAGAATGTCCGTTTTGCGGCGGTAATGCTCGTCTGTGGGTTGAGGCCGGAATAAATATTGATGTGTGGGGCTATGCAGAATGTGACCTCTGTGAAGCCAGGGGGGCATGGGCACCATCAGTTGCTGCGGCGGCTGAAAAATGGAACCGGAGAGCAGGAGATGAAGCAAACCTTTCTGCTTCGCAACGAAGCAATCAGAAATAACGCCATAGACGCCATTCTCTCACTACCCATCGACGACAAGTCACCCCACGAAGTCCACGTTAAAGAACCCAAGCGCAGCAAAGCGCAGAATGACCGTATGTGGCCGATGCTGAACGATGTTTCGCGTCAGGTGCTATGGCATGGTCAACGGCTGGCACCGGAAGACTGGAAAGACCTGTTCACTGCCTTGTGGCTTAAGACCAAAAAAATGGAGCAAAGAAGTGCGCGGCAGAGAATGCCAGGTACGTATTTACGGCGTATGCAATGGAAATCCTGAAACTACAGTTCTGGCACATTACCGGATGGCTGGAATTTGCGGAACTGGAATGAAGCCTGACGACCTGATCGGTGCATGGGCTTGTAGTGACTGCCACGCGGAGATCGACCGACGCACAAGGATTCTCGACAACAAAGACGCCAGACTTTACCACCTCGAAGGCGTGATCAGGACGCAGGCGATACTGCTGAAGGAGGGGAAGATTAAGTCATGAACGAATATCAGTTTGTGCTTCCATACCCGCCGTCGGTGAACACCTACTGGCGAAGACGGGGAAGCCAATACTACATCAGCGATAAAGGAGAGAAATACCGAAAAGACGTTCAGCAAATCATCCGCCAACTCAAGTTAGACATTTTCACTAAATCACGACTCCGCATCAAAGTCATCGCAGACGTTCCAGACTCCCGCCGCCGCGACCTCGATAACATCCTGAAAGGTTTACTCGACTCCCTTATCCACGCCGGATTTGCGGAAGACGACGAGCAATTCGATGACATTCGCGTAATTCGTGGTGTGAAAGTACCAGGCGGAAGGCTTGGAATAAAAATCACCAAACTGGAGAACGTATGAACGCCACAATTCAAACGATACCAGAGCTTCTTATCCAGACACGAGGCAATCAGACCGAAGTGGCGAGGATGCTTTCCTGCGCAAGAGGAACGGTGCTCAAGTACAACCGAGACAGCAAAGGCGAACGTCACGTAATAGTTAACGGCGTCCTGATGGTCAAACAGGGCAAGAGGGGAAGACGATGAGACTCGAAAGCGTAGCTAAATTTCATTCGCCAAAAAGCCCGATGATGAGCGACTCACCACGGGCCACGGCTTCTGACTCTCTTTCCGGTACTGATGTGATGGCTGCTATGGGGATGGCGCAATCACAAGCCGGATTCGGAATGGCTGCATTCTGCGGTAAGCATGAACTCAGCCAGAACGACAAACAAAAGGCTATCAACTATCTGATGCAATTTGCACACAAGGTATCGGGGAAATACCGTGGTGTGGCAAAGCTTGAAGGAAATACTAAGGCAAAGGTACTGCAAGTGCTCGCAACATTCGCTTATGCGGATTATTGCCGTAGTGCCGCGACGCCGGGCGCAAGATGCAGAGATTGCCACGGTACAGGCCGTGCGGTTGATATAGCCAAAACAGAGCTGTGGGGGAGAGTTGTTGAGAAAGAATGCGGAAGATGCAAAGGTGTCGGCTATTCAAGAATGCCAGCAAGTGCAGCATATCGCGCTGTGACGATGCTAATCCCAAACCTTACCCAACCCACCTGGTCACGCACTGTTAAGCCGCTGCATGACGCTCTGGTGGTGCAATGCCACAAGGAAGAGTCAATCGCAGACAATATTTTGAATGCGGTCACACGTTAGCAGCATGATTGCCACGGATGGCAACATATTAACGGCATGATATTGACTTTTTGAATAAAATTGGGTAAATTTGACTCAACGATGGATAAATGCACTCGTTAAATAAAGCCCTGAGTTAATAGCTCGGGGCTTTTTGCGTTACAATCACAAAGGGAAGAGCGTTAGGTGAATCGGCGATACTGCCCCATAAGCCCGTTAATCGATAGAGGTAGACTAGCGCTCTTCCTTTTGTGCTGAATTAAGCGAATGCCGGAAGCAGAACCGGATCACCAAATGCGAACAGGCGTCATCGCCGCCCAGCAACAGCACAACCCAAACTGAGCCGTAGCCACTGGCTATCCTGAATTCATCAGTGATAGTTATGCTGCGGCCTTCTACACATGACCTTCGTGAAAGCGGGTGGCAAGAGGTTGCGCTAACAACCTCCTGCCGTTTTGCCCGTGCATATCGGTCACGAACAAATCTGATTACTAAACACAGTAGCCTGGATTTGTTCTATCAGTAATCGACCTTATTCCTAATTAAATAGAGCAAATCCCCTTATTGGGGGTAAGACATGAAGATGCCAGAAAAACATGACCTGTTAGCCGCGATTCTCGCGGCAAAGGAACAAGGCATCGGGGCAATCCTTGCGTTTGCAATGGCGTACCTTCGCGGCAGATATAATGGCGGTGCGTTTACAAAAACAGTAATCGACGCAACGATGTGCGCCATTATCGCCTGGTTCATTCGTGACCTTCTCGACTTCGCCGGACTAAGTAGCAATCTCGCTTATATAACGAGCGTGTTCATCGGCTACATCGGTACTGACTCGATTGGTTCGCTTATCAAACGCTTCGCGGCTAAAAAAGCCGGAGTAGAAGATGGTGGAAATCAATAATCAACGTAAGGCGTTCCTCGATATGCTGGCGTGGTCAGAGGGAACTGATAACGGACGTCAGAAAACCAGAAATCATGGTTATGACGTCATTGTTGGCGGAGAGCTATTCACTGATTACTCCGATCACCCTCGCAAACTTGTCACGCTAAACCCCAAACTCAAATCAACAGCCGCCGGACGTTACCAGCTTCTTTCCCGTTGGTGGGATGCCTACCGTAAGCAGCTTGGCCTGAAAGATTTCTCTCCGAAAAGTCAGGACGCTGTGGCATTGCAGCAGATTAAAGAGCGTGGCGCTTTACCGATGATTGATCGCGGTGATATCCGTCAGGCAATCGACCGTTGCAGCAATATCTGGGCTTCGTTGCCGGGGGCTGGTTATGGCCAGTTCGAGCATAAGGCTGACAGCCTGATTGCAAAATTCAAAGAAGCTGGCGGAACAGTCAGAGAGATTGAGGTATGAGCAGAGTAACCGCGATTATCTCCGCTCTGGTTATCTGCATCATCGTCTGCCTGTCATGGGCTGTTAATCATTACCGTGATAACGCCATCGCCTACAAAGAACAGCGCGATAAAAAAGTCAGTGAGCTGAAGCAGGCGACCGCCACCATTACTGACATGCAGCAGCGCCAGCGTGATGCTGATGCACTTGATGCTAAATACACGAAGGAGTTAGCTGATGCGAAAGCTGAAAATGATGCTCTTCGGCGGAAGCTTGATAATGGTGGCAGGGTGCTCGTCAAAGGAAAATGCCCTGTGCCATCCTCAGCCGAAACCTCCAGCGCCTCCGGCATGGGCAATGATGCCACCGTCGAACTCTCTCCAGTTGCTGGACGAAACGTTCTCGGTGTCCGGGACGGAATTATCCGCGACCAAACAGCACTGAGAACGCTTCAGGAATACATCAGGACGCAATGCCTTCGATGATAGCGATAATTTTACTCATCATCCTTCACATCTGGCTCTGTAGACAGGGTGGTGATCACTTCTGGAGTGAATCCAGATTAAACATCTCATTGCTGATGCTTGAAGTTGAGCATCTGGCGCGCAGTAAGGGGCTGCGTTGAGATAAGAGCCAGTTCATTACAAACACCAGGATTTAGCCTCGCATTCGCGGGGCTTTTTTATATCTGCAACAAACGCGCTTCACACGCGCGACTTCTGAACACAGAACCTTTCAGGATGACCCTTGAGGATGCCGGTTTGGTGATCGGTGCCTTTCTGTGGGCCGGAATCCTGTGTGACAAGGTTCATCACTAAAAGGTAACCACTGATGAAGTACCCAACAGTTATTGTCAATGGTGTGTCCGTTCGTGTTGATGAGGATGGACGCTACAACTTAAACGATCTCCATGCAGCAGCAGTTGCAAATGGAGAGGCTACAGAGCAACAGCGCCCAAGCCAGTTTTTGCGTAGCGCGCAGATAAAACGCTTCATAAAAGCACTGGAGGCCAAAGTGCAAAAAAGCACTTTGGAACAAATTCAACCACTTAAAATAATCAAAGGTGGTGCGGAACCAGGTGTGTGGGGTGTTGAACTTCTGGCAATCAGATATGCAGCATGGATTAAGCCGGAATTTGAAATCGAAGTTTATGAAGTTTTCAAAACGGTTGTCCGTCTCGGCGTTGGCGCAATGTCCCGTCTGAATAGAATCGATCACATCATCAATACTGAAACCAAAGCGATAAGCCAGTGCGCAAGCCAAATGGCTAAGTGGGGCGTTGGTGGGCGAAAAAGATTGCTTCATGTTGCACGTGAGAGAGCGGCAAATGAAGTGCAAATGTATTTGCCCGGAATGGTGTGATTTCGCAGGTTAATCCAGTTTGTACATTACGGCAGTACCACGAAGCGACCCAAGCCAGTAAGTGGGGAAATAACACTGGCAGCCACTGAAAGATGAACCTCCTGCCTTATGGCAAAAAAGATTCTTTGTGGTGGCGGACTGATGGAAAGACATCGGTTATTGCAGAGACCATTCAATGAGTGGTCTCGACAATGGCTTATACCCTACACGGGATAACTTAACTGATATCCCTTTTAACGGATAAACGGAGCCAACAATGGCAGAGATTATTCCCATGACTGAAGAACAGAAATTCCAGCTAGAGATTTACAAACTGGTCATGAACCAGAACGCAGCCGCAGAAGAAGCATTTCAGTTCATTGGCACTGACGAGCTGAAGCTTGAGCTATTCAAAATTCACTTCCAGTCAGGCGGCGCTAATTCAGATATCACGACCCGCACAATCGAAGCGGTGCGTAAATCGAAGGAAGCGTTAGACCTGTTCACCACCGGAGCATAAACATGGCAACTCAAGGTTTCGACAACCCATCCAAATTCCGCGATGAATGGGATAAGCAAGCAGAAGGGAAATAATCAATATGGCAGCACCAAAGGGCAACCGATTTTGGGAGGCCCGCAGTAGTCATGGGCGAAATCCTAAATTCGAATCGCCTGAGGCGCTGTGGGCTGCTTGTTGTGAATACTTCGAGTGGGCTGATGATAACCCGCTATGGGAGGGTAAGGTATTTTCATATCAGGGAGAAATAATTAAGGCTAATGTCCCTAAGATGCGAGCCATGACTATTTCAGGATTGTGTACCTTCCTTGATATCACCAGGCAAACATGGGGAACCTTCCGGTCAATGGAAGGTTTTTCTGACGTCACATCACGAGCGGAAGACATCATCTACGACCAGAAATTCTCTGGCGCAGCCGCTGACCTTCTCAACGCTAACATCATCGCCCGTGATTTGGGCCTCAAAGAGCAGTCGCAAGTTGAAGACGTGACACCTGATAAGGGAGATCGCGATAAGCGGCGCTCTCGTATCAAGGAGCTATTCAACCGTGGAACTGGACGCGATTCTTGATAACTTGAGCGACGAAGAGCAAATCGAATTGCTCGAGCTACTCGAAGAAGAAGAGAACTACCGGAACACACACCTGCTATATGAATTTACGCCATACAGCAAACAGCGTGAGTTCATCGACGCCGGGCATGACTATCCAGAGCGCTGTTTTATGGCTGGTAACCAGCTTGGTAAGTCATTTACTGGTGCTGCTGAAGTCGCGTTTCACCTTACCGGGCGTTATCCGGGCACAAAAGGCTATCCTGCTGATGGTAAATATGGCGGTGAGTGGAAAGGTAAGCGTTTCTATGAGCCTGTTGTCTTCTGGATTGGCGGCGAGACAAACGAGACGGTAACCAAAACGACTCAACGCATCCTGTGCGGTCGTATTGAAGAGAATGATGAGCCGGGCTACGGTTCAATACCGAAAGAGGACATCATTAGCTGGAAGAAGTCTCCTTTCTTTCCGAACCTTGTTGATCATCTTCTGGTTAAGCATCACACGGCTGATGGCGTTGAAGATGGCATTTCAATCTGCTACTTCAAACCATACTCGCAAGGCCGCGCTCGCTGGCAGGGTGACACAATCCATGGCGTGTGGTTTGACGAAGAGCCGCCATACAGCATTTATGGCGAAGGGCTTACCCGTACCAACAAATACGGGCAATTCTCAATTCTGACGTTTACCCCGCTGATGGGGATGTCTGACGTTGTTACCAAGTTCCTGAAGAATCCCAGCAAGTCGCAGAAAGTGGTCAACATGACCATCTATGACGCTGAGCACTACACCGACGAGCAGAAAGAGCAAATCATCGCATCCTATCCTGAGCATGAGAGAGAGGCGCGTGCTCGCGGTATTCCTACGATGGGTAGTGGTCGAATCTTCCAGATACCGGAAGAGACGATTAAGTGTCAGCCGTTCGAGTGTCCTGATCACTTCTACGTAATTGGCGGGATGGATTTCGGATGGGATCACCCACAGGCGCAGGTTCAGCTTTGGTGGGATAAGGACGCAGACATAATCTACCTTTCACGCGTTTGGAAGGCGAAAGAAAAGACAGCCGTTCAGGCGTGGGGAGCTGTTAAACCATGGGCGCATAAAGTGCCAACCGCATGGCCTCATGACGGAAACCAGCACGAGAAGGGCGGCGGTGAGCAGCTCAAAGGGCAGTATGCGGACGCTGGATTTATGATGTTGCAGGAGCATGCGACATGGCCTGATGGCGGTAACGCTGTTGAGCCTGGCATCACTGAATTGCGAGACATGATGCTCGACGGTCGCTTCAAAGTATTCAACACCTGTGAGCCATTCTTTGAGGAGTTCCGCCTCTATCACCGTGATGAAAACGGGAAAATCGTCAAGCTTAACGATGACGTTCTCTCCGCCGTTCGCTATGCATACATGATGCGCCGCTTCGCAAAAATGATGCGCGACATCAAAAAACCAAAAGAGAAAAAGATACCAGCCCCAATCAGGCCAATCGCACGGAGAACTTAAATGGCCGACGAAAACAGACTCAATTCCATTCTGTGTAAGTTTGACGCGGACTGGATGGCGAGCGATGAAGCCAGAACCGAGGCGACAAATGACCTGTATTTTAGCCGAGTGTCGCAATGGGATGACTGGCTATCAAACTACACCACCCTGCAATATCGCGGACAATTCGATGTTGTTCGCCCGGTGGTCAGGAAACTGGTCGCAGAGATGCGCCGTAACCCTATCGATGTTCTCTTCAGACCAAAAGACGGAGCTAATCCTGATGCTGCCGATGTGCTGATGGGGATGTATCGTACTGATATGCGCCATAACACGGCAAAAATTGCCGTTAACGTTGGCGTTCGTGAGCAGATAGAGTCCGGCGTTGGTGCATGGCGTCTGGTCACGCAGTACGAAGACAACGACCCAACAAGCAACAATCAGGTAATCCGACGCCTTCCAATCCATGAAGCCTGCTCACACGTCATATGGGACGCCAACAGCAAGCAGATGGATAAGAGCGACGCTAAGCACTGCACGGTGATTAACGCTTTGTCACGCAATGGCTGGAAAGAGTTCGCAGAGGATTACGGTATTGATCCTGACACCCTGCCATCTTTCCAGAATCCGAACGATACATGGCTGTTTCCGTGGGTATCGAATGATGTCGTCTACGTCGCTGAGTATTACGAGGTAGAAGAGAAGAAGGAGAAAGTCTTCATCTACCGCGACCCGCTGACAGGTGAGCCGGTCAGCTATTACCAGCAGGATATCAAAGACGTCATCGACGACCTGGCTAATCGTGGATTCATTAAGGTAGCAGAGCGTAAGGTCAAGCGTCGGCGTGTGTATAAGTCGATCATCACCTGCACGCAGATACTGAAGGACCGAGAGAAGATAGCCGGAGAGCATATCCCAATCGTTCCTGTGTACGGCGAATGGTCATTCGCTGGTGACAAGGAGTGCTACGAAGGAGTGGTAAGGCTGACGAAAGACGGTCAGCGCCTTCGTAACATGATCATGTCATTCAACGCCGATATTGTTGCTCGTTCACCGAAGAAGAAACCTACCTTCTTCCCTGAGCAAATAGAAGGCTACGAATACATGTACGGTGGAAATGATGACTATCCGTACTATCTCCAGAACAGGACTGATGAAAACGGTAACGACCTGCCGATTGGTCCAATCTCCTACATGGAAAACCCTGAAGTGCCGCAAGCCAACGCTTACATGCTTGAGGCTGCCACCAACGCAGTGAAAGAAGTGGCTAGTCTTGGCGTGGATGCGCAGGCGGCAAATGGTCAGGTCGCTTTCGATACCGTCAATCAACTTAACATGCGGGCAGACCTTGAGACATACGTGTTTCAGGATAACCTGGCTACCGCAATGCGACGTGATGGCGAGATTTATGCCTCAATGGTCAACGATATTTATGACGTTCCTCGTCATGTAACGCTGACACTTGAAGATGGAAGCGAGAAAGACATTCAACTCTATGCGCAAGTTGTCGATTACCAGTCCGGCAATGTGGTCACACTCAACGACATTCGCGGTCGCTATGAGTGCTATACAGACGTAGGACCATCCTTCCAGAGTATGAAGGAACAGAACCGCGCAGAGATTCAGGAGTTGCTCACCAAGGTTCCGCAAGGTACTCCAGAGTTCCAGATGCTGATGCTGCAATACTTCACGCTGCTTGACGGTAAAGGCGTCGAGATGATGCGAGAGTACGCGAACAAGCAACTGGTGATGATGGGGCTGAAGAAGCCAGAAACACCTGAAGAGATGGAGATGGTACAGCAGGCTCAACAGCAGCCGCAGCAGCCATCAGCAGAGCAAATTCAGGCGCAGGGTATCCTTCTGCAAGGTCAGGCTGAATTGCTCAAGGCAGAGAACCAACAGGCGCAGATTCAGGTTGAAGCCGCCAAGGTTGAAGCCCAAAACCAACTCAACGCCGCGAAGATTGCAGAAATCTTCAACAATATGGACCTCGACAAGCAGGCAGAACTGCGTGAGTACCTCAAGCTCGTAGGTCAATTCCAGCAACAGCGCAGCAAAGATGCTCGTGCTAACGCTGAGCTGCTTCTTAAAGATGCAGACCAGACTCATTCACAACGCATGGATTTCGCGAATCTTATGCGTCAAGTTCAAATCCCCTCCGGCGGAGTAGCCGAGACACCTCAATAAGAGAGAGTTAATCATGGACCAAACCACCGACATTCAGGCTTCTGAAGAATTAACCCTGCCCGGCAATCATGCAGCGGCATCTGCTGATGGCTTAGTTGTCGATAATGCCAACGACAACGCAGGTCAGGAAGAAGGCTTCGAGATTGTCCTGAAAGACGATGAGAAACCAAAACAAGACCCGGCAACTAATGCTGAATTTGCCCGTCGCCGCATCGAACGCAAACGCCAGCGTGAGCTTGAGCAACAGATGGAAGCGGTTAAGCGGGGAGAGTTGCCGGAGCACCTGCGGGTGAACCCTGAGTTACCAAAACAACCAGACCCTAACGATTATCTTTCCGAAGACGCACTGGCTAAGTACGACTATGACCAGAGCCGCGCACTGGCTGCCTTCCAGCAGGCAAACAGTGAATGGCAGATCAAGGCTATGGACGCACGAAGCCAGGCTGTCGCCGAGCAGGGTCGCAAAACTCAGGAGTTCACCCAGCAATCAGCGCAATACGTCGAGGCAGCCCGTAAGCACTACGACGCAGCGGAAAAGCTCAATATCCCTGACTATCAGGAGAAAGAGGATGTATTCATGCAACTGGTGCCGCCAGCAGTCGGTGCCGACATCATGCGCCTCTTCCCGGAGAAATCCGCCGCTCTCATGTATCACCTTGGTGCTAATCCTGAGAAAACACGCCAGTTGCTGGCGATGGACGGGAAATCCGCGCTGATTGAACTCACTCTACTGTCAGAACGTTTAACTCTCAAGCCTCGAGCCAAACCTGTTTCAGAAGCCCCGCTACCTGATGAACCCATTCAGGGACACGCTGTTGCTGCAAATATATCTGCGATTGAAAAGCAGATGGAAGCGGCAGCAAACAAAGGGGATGTAGAGACATACCGCAAGCTTAAGGCGCAACTGAATAAAGGAATTCGATAATGGCATTAAATGAAGGTCAACTAGTCACGTATGCTCTGGATGAAATCATCGAAACCGTCCAGAACCTGACGCCAATGGCGTCCAAAGTGACAAAATACACCCCTCCGGCAGAATCCATGCAGCGTTCAAGCAACACCGTGTGGATGCCTGTTGAGCAGGAAGCGCCAACCCAGACTGGCTGGGATTTAACTGGCAACGCAACCGGGATTCTGGAACTCTCCGTGAAGTGCAACATGGGCGATCCGGATAACGATTTCTTCGAGCTTCGTGCAGATGACCTGCGTGATGAGCGTTCTTACCGTCGCCGCATCCAGGCATCCGCCAAAAAACTGGCGAATAACATTGAGTCAGCGATTGCCAAACAGGCAACTGAAATGGGCTCGCTTGTTGTTCACGATACCCGCGCAATTGGTCCATCTACTGGCCTGTCTGGCTGGGATTTTGTGTCTGATGCAGAGCGCCTGATGTTCTCCCGTGAGCTAAACCGCGATATGGGCATCAGTTACTTCCTGAACCCTGACGATTACCGTAAAGCAGGCCGCAACCTGGTAGATGGTGACATCTTCGGGCGCGTTCCTGAAGAAGCGTATCGCAACGGTACTATTCAGCGTCAGATTGCTGGCTTTGATGAAATTCTTCGCTCACCGAAACTTCCGGCAGTTACCAAGTCAACCGCTACTGGTGTAACTGTGTCTGGTGCGCAGAAGTTTAAGCCGCAGGCATACACCCTTGATACCGATGGTAACAAAGAGAACGTCGACAACCGTGTTGCAACGGTGACCGTATCCTCCACCACCGGATTTAAGCGCGGCGACAAAATCAGCTTCACTGGTGTGAAATTCCTGTCTCAGATGGCGAAGAACGTGCTGACTGATGATGCAACTTTCTCAATCACCCGTGTGATCGATAGTACTCACATCGAAATCACGCCGAAACCGATTGCACTGGATGACGCGTCACTGACAAAAGAAGAGAAGGCTTACGCTAACGTAAACACTTCTCTTGCTGATACCACTCCGGTAAACGTTCTGAACGTGGCAACAACCACCGCTAACGTGTTCTGGGCTGATGACTCAATCCGCCTACTGTCTCAGCCGATCCCGGTAACCCATGAACTGTTTGCTGGCATGAAAACTTCTTCCTTCAGCATTCCTGGCATTGGTGTTAACGGCATCTTCGCAACGCAGGGTGATATCAACACTCTGTCTGGTAAGTGCCGTATTGCTGTGTGGTATTCAGCATGTGCTGTACGACCAGAGGCAATTGGCGTTGGTCTGCCTAACCAGACTGCGTGATAACCAGAGGGAGCTTCGGCTCCCTTTTTTATCTGGAGACAAACATGACACACATGATCTTTCGTCATGGCGACATGAAGAAGTGGAAAGGCGTTGGCTACGACTTTGAAATCGTGAAAGCCGAAGAGATTCAGGAATATCTGGATGCTGGTTGGTTTGCACATCCCGATGACCTTCTTAAGGACGTTGCAGAGCCAGAGCCAGAGCCAGAAGAAAAACAGCGTAAAAAGCCTGGTCGAAAACCTAAGGCGGCAGCAGATGAACCTGACAACGAAGGGTGATTTAGTTCTTGCGGCATTACGTAAGCTCGGTGTGGCATCAAATGCCACGTTAACCGATGTCGAACCTCAGTCCATGGAAGATGGCGTCAACGACCTTGAAATGATGATGGCTGAATGGCTTGGCGGTGATGTGTCACCTGGTATCAACGTTGGCTACATTTTTGCTGATGCAGATGTCGCTCCAGATCCGGGAGATGAGCACGGATTATCAAATAACGCTATAAATGCCGTCATTTTCAACCTTGCCTGCCGCATTGCTCCAGATTATGCGCTGGAAGCGTCTGCAAAACTTATAACCACTGCCAGATACGGGAAAGAGCGACTCGTCAAACTGTCTGCAATGGACAGAGCAAAAGCCGCTAAATGTAAGTCCGGTTATCCAAACCGTATGCCTGTTGGTAGTGGTAACCAGTTGGCGAAGTGGAACGGTTGGAATTACTTCCACCGAAAGGAACCTTGCGATAACGGGAGCGAATAATGCCGATTCAGCAACTTCCGCTTATGAAAGGTGTCGGCAAAGACTTTCGAAACGCCGACTATATCGACTATCTGCCAGTGAATATGTTGGCTACACCCAAAGAAATCCTGAACAGCAGCGGATATCTTCGCTCATTCCCGGGCATTGCCAAACGTTCTGATGTGAACGGCGTATCGCGGGGCGTCGAGTACAACATGGCGCAGAATGCTGTTTATCGCGTATGTGGTGGTAAGCTGTACAAAGGAGAAAGTGAAGTCGGTGACGTCGCCGGAAGTGGTCGCGTATCAATGGCGCATGGTCGAACATCTCAGGCTGTAGGCGTTAATGGTCAACTGGTCGAGTATCGCTATGATGGTACGGTTAAAACCGTCTCAAACTGGCCTACAGACAGCGGATTCACGCAGTATGAGTTAGGCTCAGTCCGCGACATTACGCGATTACGTGGGCGTTATGCGTGGTCAAAAGACGGTACTGATTCATGGTTTATCACTGACCTTGAAGACGAATCTCATCCTGACCGCTACAGCGCACAATATCGCGCAGAATCGCAGCCTGACGGCATCATCGGCATCGGAACATGGCGAGACTTCATCGTATGCTTTGGTTCATCAACGATTGAATATTTCTCCCTGACAGGTGCAACCACTGTTGGTGCCGCTTTGTATGTCGCACAGCCATCGCTGATGGTGCAAAAAGGAATCGCCGGAACCTACTGCAAAACGCCGTTTGCTGATTCGTATGCGTTCATCAGCAATCCGGCAACAGGTGCGCCGTCTGTGTATATCATCGGCTCCGGTCAGGTATCACCAATCGCCAGCGCGAGCATTGAGAAAATCCTTCGTTCCTACACTGCTGATGAACTGGCTGATGGCGTGATGGAATCGCTGCGATTTGATGCGCATGAGTTGCTGATTATCCACCTTCCGCGCCATGTTCTGGTGTACGACGCATCTTCAAGTGCCAATGGTCCGCAATGGTGTGTGCTGAAAACAGGCCTGTATGACGATGTGTACCGCGCTATCGACTTCATTTACGAAGGCAATCAGATAACGTGCGGCGATAAGCTTGAATCGATGACAGGAAAATTGCAGTTCGATATCAGCAGCCAGTACGACAAGCAACAGGAACACCTGCTGTTTACTCCGTTGTTCAAAGCGGATAACGCCAGAGTTTTCGACCTTGAAGTTGAATCGTCAACTGGAGTTGCGCAGTACGCCGACCGCCTGTTCCTCTCTGCAACCACTGACGGCATAAATTATGGTCGTGAGCAGATGATTGAGCAGAATGAACCGTTCGTTTACGACAAACGCGTTTTGTGGAAGCGTGTCGGGCGAATCAGGAAAAATGTTGGCTTCAAATTGCGCGTTATCACGAAGTCACCTGTAACTCTTTCTGGCGCTCAGATAAGGATTGAGTAATGGCGGATTCGAATCTCAACACTCCTGTTATTGTGCAGGCGACGCGGCTCGATACATCAATCCTTCCACGCAATATCTTCAGCCAGTCTTACCTGTTGTATGTCATTAATCAGGGGGCTGATGTCGGCGCAATTGCCGGGAAGGCAAATCAGGCTGGTCAGGGCGCTTACGATGCACAGGTGAAAAACGATGAACAGGATGTCGAACTGGCTGATCACGACGCAAGAATCACCGCAAACACAAAAGCGATAAATCTACTTGAGGTCAGGTTAACAACTGCCGAAGGGAAGATAGTCGTACTGCGTAGCGATGTTGATTACTTGCTGGATGAGGTTATCGATATTCAGGCGCATCTGGTCACTGTTGACCAAAGACTGGATGACGTAGAAAACGATGTCTCTGGCATTAAGAGTGATTACGTATCGAAAACCGTAACCGAATTGCAGTCTCTTGAGTCACCGCTGGATGTAAAAACATCATATTCAGTTGATGGAATTCAGGTTGTTGGAGCAAGAAATACCGGATGGACTGCAGCCACAGGTACGCCACTTCTTGGCTCATTCAACGCTAACCAGTCATACACTGTCGGCACTACGTACACACAATCCGAAGTCGCAGCTCTCGCTACAGGTTTGCAGCAGGCGCGGCAGCGTATTCTGGCGCTTGAAACAGCACTTAGATTACATGGGCTGATTGACTGATGATTACATTCAAACCAACGCGAAACATCGACCTGATAGAAGCAGTAGGAAATCACCCTGACATTATTGCTGGAAGCAACAACGGTGATGGATACGACTACAAGCCTGAATGCCGTTACTTTGAGGTTAACGTGCACGGTCAGTTTGGCGGCATTGTTTACTACCAGGAGATTCAGCCGCTTACATTCGATTGCCACGCCATGTACCTGCCAGAGGTTCGCGGATTCAGCAAGGAAATCGGGCTGGCGTTCTGGCGATACATTCTGACTAACACCACCGTTCAGTGCGTCACATCGTTCGCTGCACGCAAATTCCGCCACGGGCAGATGTACTGCGCAATTATTGGCCTTAAGCGTGTAGGAACCATCAAGAAATACTTCAAAGGCGTGGATGACGTGACTTTTTACAGCGCCACACGCGAAGAACTAATCGACTTCCTGAATCACGGGAGATAGCCATGTTATATGCATTTAAGCTGGGCAGAAAACTGCGCGGCGAGGAACCTTATCACCCTGAAAAAGGCGGGAAGGGTGGCTCCGATAAAAGCGCAAAGTATGCAGCAGAAGCTCAGAAGTATGCCGCAGACCTGCAACATCAGCAGTGGCAGACGATCATGAAAAACCTTGCTCCGTTCACGCCTCTTGCGGAGCAGTATGTTAACCAGCTTCAGAACCTTTCCAGTTTAGAAGGTCAGGGGCAGGCACTTAACCAGTATTACAACTCTCAGCAGTACAAAGATCTTGCTGGTCAGGCTCGCTATCAGAGTCTGGCGGCAGCGGAAGCAACAGGTGGATTGGGTTCCACTGCAACCGGTAATCAGTTAGCAACAATCGCACCAACGCTTGGTCAGCAGTGGCTGTCTGGTCAGATGAACAACTACAACAACCTGGCAAACATTGGCCTTGGTGCGCTGCAAGGTCAGGCAAACGCCGGGCAGACATATGCCAACAACATGAGTCAGATTTCGCAGCAAAGTGCGGCTCTTGCCGCTGCTAATGCCAATAAACCATCAGGCCTTCAGACAGCAATTAGCGGCGGAGCTTCAGGGGCTATGACTGGCGCTGCTCTTGGCTCTATTGTTCCAGGACTTGGCACTGGATTAGGTGCGGCAATTGGCGGCGGACTTGGCCTGCTTGGCTCGTTGTTTTAAGGGGTAATCATGGCTACTTGGCAAGGAACAAATGGCGGATTGTTGGCTGGTATCGGTGGTGTCAACTCAAACGCTCCGAGCGTAAATGACATCGGCAATACGCTTCAGCTTATCAGGCAGAACAATGATATTGAGCGTTCAGGCGCTAACAATGTTGGGCTGACTGCTTTGCAAGGCCTTTCAGGTATTGCAGGGGTGTTTCAGCAGGAAAAGCAGGCTCAGCGGCAGAAAGAATTTCAGCAGGCGTACGCTAATGCTTATGCGTCTGGTGATCGCGGTGCTTTGCGTCAGTTGGCTACTCAATATCCAGACCAGATTGAATCTGTTCGCAAAGGCATGGGATTCATTGATGAAGACCAGCGCAATTCTATCGGCACCTTAGCGGCTGGCGCACGCCTTGCGGCCTCGTCTCCAGAAGCAATGCAATCATGGCTGCAAAACAACGCCAAGGAACTGACTCGCGTCGGTGTTGACCCTAATAACGTTGCTCAGATGTATCAGCAGAATCCTTCAGGATTTGGTGAGTTTGTTGATCACCTTGGGATGGCTGCTCTTGGTCCGATTGATTACTTCAATGTTCAGGACAAGATGGCTGGTCGTGAGATTGACCGAGGCAGACTGGCAGAGACAATCCGCAGCAATCAGGCTGGTGAAGCACTTCAGGCGAGAGGGCAGGATATTAGCCGAGCAAATGCGTTAACGTCAGCATATGCACCAACAGCCGCAATGCAGAATTACAATCAGTACGCGCAAATGTTAAAGGTAGATCCAGATGGTGCAGCGGCATTTGCGGCAGCGGCGGGAATTAATCCCAATGCTAAGAAATTACTTAAGGTTGAAACCAATCCTGATGGCTCGGTAACTAAGTATTACACCGATGGCAGCGAGGAAGCCGGAAAACTAAACCAACCTATATCTGGTGATGGCATTAAACCAATTAGCTTGCCACAAGCGCAAAGCATCATAGATAAGGCTAATGAGGGTTCCAAGAAGGCGGCGGGATTTGCTTTGCGATTAAAAGATTCAATGGACTCAATGAATCAGCTTAGTAAAAGCATTGACCCTAAGCGAGTTGCATTAATAAATCGCTCTCTTGGTGATGGAACTATTGCAAATTTAAGCCTATCACCAGCGGAGCAGCAATATATGGTAAATGCGAGAGACGCCTTGTATGCAATTTTGCGCCCAGAAACAGGTGCAGCAATTACTCTGCCAGAGATGCAGGAGTATTCCAAAATGTACCTCCCTCAGCCCGGTGATTCCAAGGCTGCTACTGAAACAAAAATGCGAAAAATGCAGGGCCAATATAACTCATTACGTGGTCAGTCTGGTCGCGTTTATGATGCTTTGGTGGTTTCAAGTGCTGCAAATAGTCAACAACAGAGCAATAGCCAACAACCGACAAATACCCAACAGCAGCAGAGTCAATCCGGATCATATACCTCAAAATCAGGCATTCAATTTACGGTGGAATGATGAAAGTAACTGCAAACGGTAAGACATTTACCTTTCCTGATGGTACGAGCACCGAAGATATTGGCACCGCCATTGATGAGTATTTTGCTGGTCAGGCTGTTCAGCAACAAACAGTTAATCAGGCCAATAATGCACCAACACGGGAAGAACCATCATTGATGCAACAAGCTGGCGATTGGCTCACTGGTGGTCAAAGTGCAGAGCAAATTGCAGAACAGGCTGGTCGTGGTCTGGTAAACATACCATTTGACGTATTGCAGGGTGGCGCAAGTCTGATTAATGCAATCAGTCAGGGGCTTGGTGGACCCAAGGTTTTGGATGATGTTTATCGTCCAGTAGACAGACCGACAGACCCCTACGCACAAGCCGGTGAAACAATTGGTGGGTATTTAGTTCCAGGAGTTGGAACGGCAGGAAGCATGGCTATTGGATCACTGGCAGAGGCCGCAAATCAGAAAGGCGATTTCGCACAAAATGCAGCTAAAAATGCCGGAGTTAACCTTGCCGCTCAGGGTGTTCTTTCCGCCGCAGCAAAGGGAATAGGGCGTGGAATAACGGCTATAAAAGGTGATATTGCGCCAGAAGTGGCGAAGAAAATTGCCACATCAGAATCGATGGGCGTGACACCAATGACATCTGATGTTATCCCGCCGAAAAATGCTTTCACTCGCGGCCTTACTCAGGATGCCGAGGGGGCTTTGCTCGGGACAGGCTCAAAGCGAGCGGAGCAATATGCAACGCGTAGTAAGCTGGTAAGTAATTATTTTGACCGTTTTGGTGAGTACAACCCTGATGATGTGGTGAAATCTCTGACCACCACGTTAAGGGGGAGGAAGGATGCCGCTGGCGCTGTTATCAATGACGTCACCAATAAAATGGGTAATGCCGCAGTTGATACCACAAATACCATGAATGCTCTGAATACAGCGATCGCAAGACAGGAACGACTTGGGACGTCTGCCAATCAAAGCCTGCTTACATCCTTGCGTAACCTACGTGAAGAATTAGCAAACCCTGCAACTGATTTGGATGTTACGTTTGATCTCTTGCGTCAGCACAGAACAGCATTTAGATCTAATGTTCAGGGAGATGCTATGGTCTTCCCCAACCAGGCAAAAGCAGCTACCAATATGGTAGAGAATGCAATGTCAAAAGACCTTCGTAACGCAGTTGCTAAAAACCTCGGTGCATCAGACGCAGCAAAATACCTTAAAGCAAATTCCGATTATGCAAACGTTTATAATAAGGTGCTTAATAAAAACATTGCTAACAAACTCAACAAGGCAAGCAGTGAAGCCAGTCCTGAACTTATAAATACCGTTGTATTAAGCAGAAAACCATCTGACGTGAAACGAATCTGGAGCGCACTGGATGATAAAGGGAAAGATGCTATGCGTGCAGCTTACGTCAGCAAAATAGCGGAAAAGGCCGGTGACTCTCCAGCCAAGTTCATCACTGAAGTTAATAAGCTGAAATCTCAGTCAGGCGGTGAAATTTACAACACTATTTTTTCTGGAAAGCACATGAAAGAACTTGATGCTCTTCATGAAGTTCTGCAGCAAACAGCAAGGTCAGACACCGCAAATGTAGTAACTCAGACGGGGCAATCGCAAGCCAACAGGATAAGGACGATTGGCGCAACTGCGACTCTTGGCGTATCAATGGGGCTTGAGGCTGGTTTCGGTGCAATGATGCGCTTGTATGAGTCCAAAGCAGCAAGGAATGCGCTCTTACGTCTGGCAAACACCAAAGCAGGAACACCAGCCTATGAAAGAGCGTTGAGTAACGCTGCAAATGCCATCAGGCCGCTGCTTGCTACTGAGGCAACACAGCAGTAACGTATGGGGAATTGGATTCAATCGTTAACATTTTCTTTTTACTTTTCCAACAAAAGCTTTGGTTGAATCCATATTCCCATAACCAGAAATGGTTTTTGACATTAAAACTGTTCCAGTAGGATGTATTACCCATGAGTCGATAACGCGTTGAGTTTCGCCATTCGCGCCGATTCCTATGATGGAGTTTTTAGACAATGCTTTGTAAGCCATGCCGCCCGCATCTGTCCCAGAATATGTGATGCTGGCATCTTCACCGCTTGTCTTAATGATGAATGTTCCACTAAAACCATCTTCTTCCGGATGGAAATTATTTCGTTCTGAATAGCTTATTCCGCGCATATCTCCAACGACCCAGCACTCTGCTGTAGCCCCAAAAGATATGAATAAGAACATAGCAGCAAGAAATTGCTTCACACCAAGCTCCTTAGTTTTGAGCAGGATACCATGAAAAAAGTTAACATTGGAAACGTACCAAAGATGCTCGTTCCGCTCTTTGAGAGCGGTACAATTGTGTTTTGTAGAGACTTTCCAGAATGGCAACGCCTGCATCAAAAACTTGGCGTTGACGTGCATGACTCGGACGCCAACGGAGCGTCTCATACAATGAGCAGCGAGAATGGTGTTTTGCATGTGATAGGCGTGTTCAATGGCAAACTATCTACTATTGCCCATGAGTGCGCTCACATGGCATTCGATATCTGCTCAAGGGTCGGTGTTGATGTTGAACCAGGAAGAGCCAATGAGACTTACTGCTACTTAATGAGCAGGCTTGTTGAGTTCTGCGAGCGACATATCAAAAAGCCGGAGTGACCCGGCTTGAGTATTACTTTTTGCTGTCTGGAGTTCGCTTATCCAATACCCAGCCATGACCTGGCTTTGTTGTTGGTGGAAGCCTTTCGTTGTCCTTGACGGTTGCAAAATTGTCTTTCTTACCGCCGCGTGGGCCAACTTCTTGGTATATTCCGCCGTTTTTTCCTGTGTTTTCACCTGGTTTTTTCGCCATGATATACCTCAACATATACCCGTTATTGGGCGATTAAATATTGATCTCATTTTATAAGTAGTCAATATGGCCCAGGTAAATGCAAAAATTAACCCACCGTCAGGTGGGTTTTTTTATCTTCTCTACTTTAAAGATTAAGGAAATACCATGACCATAGAAGAACGTCTGAACAACATTGAGTTGAATCAAACCCTGCTTGACCAGCGACTTTCAGATCTTGAGCTTAAAGATCTAGATGTGCAAATATCAGAAGCAGAAGCCAAGCTCTCCAGCTTAAACCACCGCAGGAAGCAAATCCGCGACAGAATTACTCGTGGACGCGGAGGCTGTTAAGGTGTGATGGTAATCCTTGCTCACTAAATTTAAGGATGCGAATCTTTCCGGCCATAGGAGTAATCATGATTTACCCATCAAACAACCCACCAGTTTGCCTGATTGGATACCAGCCTTGCAGTTTTTATGGAATTAATTATGCCATGCTCAAGAGCCTTGTTAGCATCCAAAATGGTCGAGTCTGCTATCAGGGATGCCCACCTAATATGGGTTCCGATGTCGATATTGAACGTCTCAACGAAGCGATCAAGATCGTTATCGAGGCATTTCCCGTACTCTCTCAATCTGGCATGGTCGGCGGCTGGGGAGGCAAAGCACCATAATAGAGGATGTAACAGGAATCTTGATAATGGGTTTGCGAAACGTTCTGAGCCAGCCAGGAAAACGATATTAGCTATGGATTCAACATTGCTTATGTTGTGAGTTCTAACGGTAACAGGGAGTGACTTAAGAAAGTTATACGCAGTAAAGCCAGCGGCAGTTTCCCCTCCCTGACTTGATATATGGATATTTAATTCAGTTGCGCCTTGAGATAATGCGGTGAGACAGTGGTTCTGAAGTTGCCCAACAGTGGCAGTGTTAACGGGGCATAAGAAATGAATTGTGTGCAGCATTATTTATCATCCTTGCCATAAATCTTTTTAAGTGTCTCAAACACAACGGCCTTGAACTGCTCTGCTTGCTGATCAGCCAAGCGTTCAGCTTCGTCTCGATAGCCTGCAATCGGTGATGGCTTTGAGAGAGCATCCTGAACGATTTGTAATAACTCAGAGTTCATTGACCTTCCGTTAGCCTCTGCTCTTAATTTCAATTTTTCTCTTACTTCCAAAGGCATACGGAAGTTAAAGTGCGGATCGTTTCTAGCCATGCCATCACCCCAAGTTAGTATCTCTAACTTTCGTCTTTATTGTTGCCATACATGCATTTCAACTTCTCAACATCATGTTCAAGATCTATCAATCGTGATGCTATAGTTGCAAGGTCTAGTGCTTGAATGTGTTTATTTTTTTCTGTCCACGCTTCAAGTGCCGCGACCATCTCAGCATTTAATGAACGAGAATTAGCCTCAGCCAGTTCAATAAGACGTTCCTTTATCTCTACAGGAAGCCTCAGATTCACTTGAGGGTTTTTGTACTTACGATCAGACATCGGCACATCCTGAATAATTATTTACCATACATGGTCTTTAGCGTCTCAAGTAGCGCCTCTTTGAATTTATCAGCTTCTTGGTTAGCGAATCCTTCAAGTGAGCGAGAGCCATCAAGATTATCAACATGTTTTTGAAGGATAAGCACGATCTCTGAGTTCATTGATCTGCCGTTTTTATCCGCTTCTTGCTGAATGCGTTTCTTTAAATAGTCTGGAATCCTAATCCCCAATGGACTGATATCTCTTGCACCTTTCATTTCTCCTCCTGCACGCTGTGCATAGCTACACAGTGTAGGCAAAAAAATTTTGACTTTAAATAAACACGGTGTAGTATTTAGTTATCACGGTGTAGCAAGTGAGGGGAAATGAAAGTTAGAGACATCGCTCCATTAGGGATTCGTATCCCGCCAGAGATTAAAGAAAAATTGAAGGAAAAGGCTAAGGAGGAGGGCAGGTCTTTAAATTCAGAAATAGTGCAGCGTCTTATTCGCAGCCTAAAAAGTTGAAGCCCCAACTGCGGGAACAGTCAGGGCTTCGGTTGTCAGTAAATCCGTGGAGAAAAACCAACATGAATAGTATAGCAATTTTAGAAGCGGTGAACACCTCTTACGTGCCATTCAACGGTCAGCAAATTATCACCGCCATGGCTGCCGGAGTTGCATATGTTGCGATGAAGCCAATCGTTGAAAACCTCGGAATGAGCTGGTCAACGCAGCAAACAAAACTCATGAAGCAGATTAGCAAATTCAACTGTGTTCATATGAACATGGTTGCCGCTGATGGTAAGCTTCGTAAGCTACTCTGCCTTCCTTTGAAGAAGTTAAATGGATGGCTGTTCAGCATCAACCCTGAGAAAGTTCGTGCTGACATCCGCGATAAACTGATTCAGTACCAGGAAGAATGCTTTACTGTGCTGCATGACTACTGGACAAAGGGAGAGGCAGCAAATGCACGGAAGAAAACATCTGTTGATGACAGGACTCCGCTTCGTGATGCTGTAAATATGCTAGTCAGCAAAAAGCATCTAATGTACCCAGAAGCTTATGCAATGATTCATCAGCGTTTCAATGTGGAAAGTATTGAAGAGCTTGATGCATCTCAGATACCGCAAGCCGTAGAGTACATCCACAGGGTAGTGCTTGAAGGTGAATTTATCGGCAAACAAGAGAGGAAAGTCAACGAGCTTTCTGCAAAAGAAGCAAACAGCCTTGTATGGTTATGGGATTATGCCAACCGCTCACAGGCATTATTCCGCGAATTGTATCCGGCGCTAAAACAAATTCAATCGAACTATTCAGGCAGATGTCATGACTGCGGTTATGAGTTCTCCCGTATTATCGATATGGCGAGAGATGTTTTAATCAACCATACACGAGATGTTGATATTAATGAGCCAGGCGGACCGACGAACCTTTCAGCATGGATAAGACTTAAGAATAAAGAATTACCTCCTTCAGTACATAACTACTGACAGATAACCAACGCAACGACCCAGCTTCGGCTGGGTTTTTTTATGCCCAAAATTCACCGTAGCCATGCTGCGGCGATTCCTTGTGTCTGGAGCAAATTAAATGAGAGACATTACAGCCAATGTGATCGTATCGATGCCTTCGCAACTCTTCACTATGGCGCGTTCTTTTAAAGCCGTAGCCAATGGCAAAATTTATATCGGTAAAATTGACACTGACCCTGTAAATCCTGAAAACCAGATTCAGGTTTATGTGGAAAACGAAGACGGCTCTCACGTTCCTGTTTCGCAACCAATCATCATTAACGCTGCTGGATATCCTGTATATAACGGACAGATTGCCAAATTCGTAACTGTGCAAGGCCATTCTATGGCTGTTTATGATGCGTATGGTGCGCAGCAGTTCTATTTTCCGAATGTGCTGAAGTATGATCCTGATCAGTTACGGCGGCAATTAGAAGACCCAGATGGAGCGAATAAATACCCAAAACTTCAGATAGCAAGATGGAGAGACAGTTATGATGTAAGAGGTTGGGGGGCTATTGGTGATGGTGTTCATGATGATACATCAGCTCTATCAGAATTACTTTCTGTTGCAACAGGTGGTGAAAAGATAGATGGGCGAGGGCTTACTTTTAAAGTATCAAATCTTCCGGATGTCAGTCGATTTAAAAATGCTCGTTTTTTATTTGAGAGAATACCGGGTCAGCCTCTTTTTTATGCTTCTGAAGATTTTATCCAGGGAGAGTTATTTAAAATTACAGATACACCGTGGTACAACGCCTGGACGCAGGATAAAACGTTTGTATATGACAATGTCATCTATGCGCCTTTTATGGCTGGAGACCGCCATGGTGTAAATAACCTCCATGTTGCATGGGTTCGCTCAGGAGATGACGGGAAGACCTGGACAACGCCGGAATGGCTTACAGATTTACATGAAAACTATCCCACAGTTAACTATCACTGCATGAGTATGGGGGTTGTCAGAAATCGCCTTTTTGCTGTAATTGAGACGCGGACCGTGAGAGGAAATAAACTGCAGGTTGCAGAGTTGTGGGATCGCCCAATGAGTCGCAGCCTTCGCGTTTATGGTGGTATAACGAAAGCAGCAAATCAGCAAGTCGCTTATATTCGCATTACTGATCACGGATTATTTGCTGGTGATTTTGTCAACTTCTCAAACTCTGGTGTTACAGGTGTTACCGGGAATATGACGGTGACTACTGTTATTGATAAAAATACTTTTACAGTTACGACGCAAAATACCCAGGATGTGGATCAGAATAACGAGGGTAGATACTGGAGTTTTGGTACATCATTTCACTCGTCACCATGGAGAAAAACCAGTCTTGGAACTATTCCTTCTTTTGTTGACGGAAGCACTCCTGTTACTGAGATTCACAGTTTTGCGACGATTAGCGATAACAGTTTTGCTGTTGGCTACCATAATGGTGATATTGGTCCACGCGAGCTTGGGATACTCTATTTCTCTGATGCTTTCGGTTCTCCTGGTAGCTTTGTTCGCAGACGCATACCTGCAGAATATGAGGCGAATGCATCTGAGCCATGTGTAAAATATTATGATGGCATTCTGTATCTGACGACCAGGGGGACATTAAGTACTCAACCCGGTAGTTCATTGCACAGAAGCTCTGATTTAGGTACATCATGGAATTCTCTTCGCTTCCCAAATAATGTTCATCACTCAAACCTTCCTTTTGCCAAAGTTGGCGATGAGCTGATTATTTTTGGCAGTGAGCGCGCATTTGGTGAGTGGGAAGGAGGAGAACCTGATAACCGTTATGCAGGAAATTATCCAAGAACATTTATGACCAGAGTTAACGTCAATGAGTGGAGTCTGGATAATGTAGAGTGGGTTAATGTTACTGATCAGATTTATCAGGGCGGAATAGTTAACTCTGCGGTTGGTGTTGGTTCAGTTTGTATCAAAGACAACTGGCTGTACTACATTTTCGGTGGGGAAGACTTTCTAAACCCATGGAGCATAGGGGATAACAACAGAAAATATCCTTATGTTCACGATGGTCACCCGGCTGATTTATATTGTTTCAGGGTGAAAATCAAACAGGAAGAATTTGTTTCAAGGGATTTTGTCTACGGAGCCACTCCTAACAGAACGCTTCCTACTTTGATGTCGACGTCAGGCGTGAGGACGGTTCCTGTACCCGTTGATTTCACAGATGATGTTGCCGTCCAGTCACTGACTGTCCATGCAGGTACATCAGGACAAGTTCGCGCGGAAGTCAAACTTGAGGGTAATTACGCCATTATTGCGAAGAAAGTACCGTCTGATGATGTTACCGCTCAGAGATTAATCGTTAGCGGCGGTGAAACAACGTCTTCAGCAGATGGTGCAATGATAACGTTGCATGGTTCCAGAAGCAGTACTCCACGTCGCGCGGTATATAACGCACTCGAACATCTTTTTGAGAACGGAGATGTTAAACCTTATCTTGATAATGTAAATGCTCTTGGTGGTCCGGGAAACAGGTTCTCGATAGTTTATCTTGGCTCCAATCCTGTGGTTACCAGTGACGGAACATTAAAGACAGAGCCGGTCTCTCCTGACGAAGCATTGCTGGATGCCTGGGGTGACGTCAGGTATATCGCTTATAAATGGCTGAACGCTGTCGCTATAAAGGGGGAAGAAGGGGCGAGGATACATCATGGTGTAATCGCGCAGCAACTTCGTGATGTTCTTATTTCTCACGGACTCATGGAAGAAGAAAGCACAACATGCCGCTATGCCTTTCTTTGCTATGACGATTATCCCGCAGTATATGATGACGTCATTACTGGCCAAAGGGAAATGCCGCTGACTGATAATGACGGGAGCATCATTGTTGATGAGGATGATAATCCAGTGATGGTAATGGAAGACATCATTGAGCGCGTTGAAATAACGCCAGCAGGATCTAGATGGGGGGTCAGACCTGATCTCTTATTCTATATCGAGGCGGCATGGCAGCGCAGAGAAATGGATAAGATAAAAGCTAGGTTAGACTTAATAGAAGGGAAGCACTAA